TCGCAGTTGAACGACTTCTGGGCGAGGATATCCAACAACGCGCCGAAGCCGCGAAAGCCGAGCGACGCGACCATCGACCAACTCAACGAACTGCAAGCAGAGGCGGTGAGGCTCAGCTTCCAGAAGTAGTAAGGTTGTTTGGTGTCCACCGAACAGCCGCCAGAACCACGCATGCCGGATTACCTCTCGGCCTCGTCCATATCCACATGGGAGCAGTGCCCCCAGAGGTACAAATACAGCCGAATCGACGGCATACCCGAACCGGAAACGGACAGCCAGATCATGGGCAATTTCGTCCACGAGGTGCTGGAGCAGATCTACAGGCTCCCCAGCAACCAGCGAACCATAGCGAACGCTCAACAACTGTCGCGCTCGATCTGGGCCATGGGCTGGGCCGAGAAGCTCGCGGCCATCGGCGCATCGGAGGCGGAGATGAGGGAATTCAGGTGGAAATCATGGTGGTGCGTCGAGAACCTCTGGCTGGTGGAGGACCCCCAGAAAATCTCGCCGATGGGGATCGAGTCCGAGTACTACGTCGAGATCATGCCGGGGGTCACCATAAAGGGTTTCGTGGACAGGATCAGCGACCTCGGCGATGGGGCGAAGATAACCGACTACAAAACGGGCAAGTTCCCGCGGCCCGCATACATGGATCAGAAGTGGTTCCAACTGCTCCTCTACAAGGTCGTCGTGGAGAAATCGTTGGGCAAGCCGGTGTCCGAGGTGGAATTGATCTACCTGAGGGACGGGAAGAGCATCAAAAGGCAGGTGCGCCCCGAGGACGACGGATTCGTTCTCGAGCGGGTGGCGAGAACCCACGAGGAGATACGGAAGTCAATCGAGACCGGGGTCTTCCAGACGAAGGTTTCGAAACTCTGCGATTGGTGCAGTTACAAGCGGATATGCCCAGCATGGGGCGCCAGAAAACCGGCGGGCGCGCGTGGATGACCAAACCTTCGCCAGGCTGGTGGCCGAGGAGGCGAAGAACAGGATCTCGCCGAGCCAGCGCGGCCTGCTCGCGAGCAAGGACAACTGGGAGCGCTGGAGGGTGAACCTGATCGCCCTGCTCGAGAACCTCGACAGGCAGATCGAATCCATCGAGATCTCGCGCAAATCCGAAACCGCGAGGTACGAGTCCTTCGGCGACGACGGGCTGGATCTCGCGCGCAAGGCGAACGCGTCCTACGATTCGCGGGTCAAGAAGATATCCCGCTTCAGGTTCCACGTCGAGAGGAGGCTGAACGACGTGGCGACGATGATCGAGACGGGCGAAATGACGCAGAACGACGGGTGGGGGACCGCCGATTTCCTCAAGCGAGGAATCGCGAAGCACAGGGAGATGCTCTTGGAGTACGGGTTGGAGGAGACGGCGGTCGACAGGGCGCTGTGGGCGCTGCTCGACGGGTCGTGGGCGTTCGACGACATCATCCCGTCGGACATTTCGTGAAGCGTCGCAAGCCGATACGCAGGCGAAGCAAGAACATGGAGGCGAAGTACGCGGAACGCAGGAAATTCGTCTCGCGCGTCCTGTCGCAGAGGCCCAAGTGCGAGGCGTGCCCGGTGTTCGCCAAGCACGACGGCCTCGTCACCTACAGGCTCTCGCCGTCCACTGACGTCCACGAGTTGGTCCGGCGATCGCAGGGCGGCTCGATACTCGACGAGTCGAACGTCCTGGCCGTGTGCAGGAAGTGCCACAACAGGATCGGCCGGCACCCCGCTCTCGCGTTCGACCTCGGCCTCGCCAGGCACGGCTGGGAGAAATGACCAAGGTCGCCACCATCGGTCTGGATCTCTCCCTGACGTCCACGGGGGTCTCGGTCGACGGCGTCACCTCGAGCATCAGGATGACCTCGCGCGGCGTCCGGCGCCTGATGGAAATCAGGGACGAGATCATGGGCATCGTGAGCCAGCGAGGAATCGATTGCGCGGCCATCGAGCACTACTCCTACGCATCGCGCAACTCGCAGGCGCACTCGATAGGCGAGCTCGGGGGCGTGGTGCGGCTCGCCCTCTACGATGCTCGCGTGCCGTTCGTCGAGATCCCGCCGACCTGCAGGGCGAAGTTCGCGACCGGGAAGGGCAATGCGAGGAAGCCGGAGGTTGTCTCGGCCATATCGGCCGTCACCGGGGTCGCCTGGACCGGCGGCGACAGATCGGACAGGTGCGACGCTTGGGTCCTCGAGGAAATGCTCCGTTACCACCTCGGCGCATCCGAGAGAATTTGGGCAAAGGCGAATACCGACGCCCTGAAAAAGGTAGATTGGTCACCACTAGCCGACATCGAGAAGGAGGCGCAGAGATGCCCGCCATTAACACAGTGAGAACCTCTCCCATAAGCCAGGTCGAGATAGAGGAGAGGATCATCGAATTCCTGGATGAACTCGAGCAGCACACCGAGGCATTCGAATCCCTCGCCGAGGATTGCGCGCGCAAGGAATCGAGGCTGAAGGGCGAGTGGGCGAAGGAGTACCTCTCGGCGAAGGGCTCGATCAGGGAGCGCGAGGCGTGGGCCGACTACAAGCTCGCCGACATGGATTTCGACTACAAGTGCGCCGAGGCCCTGGTGAAGGCCAAGCGCGAGAAACTCCTGTCCCTGCGCACCCAGATAGACGCGCTCAGGACGCTCAATGCGAACGTGAGGGTGCAGGTATGAACGGCATACACGAGTCGCTCGCGTCGCTGGCCATACCGATGGGCAGCCTCGTGTCCCTCAAGAACAACCCGCGTCTCGGCGACGTCGGGGCGATCTCGGCCTCGTACAAGGAGTTCGGCCAGATGAAACCGATAGTCGTCGTCCAGAATGACGACGGCAAGTACACGATCGTCGCCGGGAACCACCAGTACGAGGCGGCGAAACTTCTCGGCTGGGACTCGATCGCCTGCACCGTCCTCGAGGGCGACGAGAGGAAGGCGATGGCATTCGCCTACGCCGACAACAGGACTTCCGATCTCGGCGGGTACGACGAGGATCTGCTCGCGCAACTCATAGGGGACGTAGGGGATGAGTACTCGGAATTGATGTCGGGCCTCGGTCTCGACGAGTTCGAGATGGCCGTCATCGAGCACGCAGTGAGCGACTCGGAGAGCAAACTTCTCACATCGAGCGAGTTCGTCCCGCCGGTCATCGAGGGCGAGGACGGAGACGATGTCCCGCCGGTCGCCGAGAAGGACGAGGCGACGGTTGCGATGCTGGGGAGCACGGCGATTCCCGGGATCAAGAAACCGATGGCCGTAGTCCAGTACACGATCGTGTTCGACAGCGTCGAGCAGCAGAGCAGGTGGTACGACTTCATCAAGTGGCTTCGCTCCGCGCCGGAGGTCGACGGGAACACGACCGCCGAGCGGCTGCTCGATTACCTAGAAGCCCACTGTGAATTTTAATGACCCGTCAGAGGTTGTTCCTCGGCTCGTCGTGCCTCGACGCGGCTAGGGCGAGGATACGCCACGTCTACGACACCTTCGACACCGTCTGCGTGCAGTTCTCGGGCGGCAAGGACTCGACCGCGGTCCTCTATCTGGCGAAGGAGGTCCACGACGAGCGCAACCTAGGGCCGGTGAAGGTCATTTTCCGGGACGAGGAAATGGTCAGCCCCATGGTTCTCGATCACGTGCTCAAGGTCAGGGAATACCCGTGGGTGGACATGGAGTGGTACTGCCTGCCGTACGGCGCCGAGATATGGATCCTCGGGCGCAGGGAGAGCGCGCTGCTGTGGAGCGGCAAACGCGAGCGCGAGGGTCGGCTGGTGAGGCCGATGCCCGAGTTCGCCATAAACGCGCGGAGTTTCGGGTTGAGCCACGACGAGCCGCTGAAGGAGAGCATCGACTACTACACGATGCAGGGCAAGCGCGGGCGAACCGCCTTCGTCACGGGCGTGCGCGCGAACGAGTCGATGATGAGGTACAGATCCTGCGTCCAGAAACTGCACGAGAACTACATCGTGACCCCCTTCGGCGTCAAGAGGGGGCTGCCGCTCAAGTTCGCGAAGGTGATCTACGACTGGCAGACGAGCGACGTGTTCAAATACATAATCGACTCCGGCGGGGAGTACTCGGAGTACTACGACTCGGCCGAGATGACCGGGTCCAACACCAGGGTCGGCATACCGCTCCACTCGGTCGCGATCAGGCGCCTCGGGGACGTCATTGCAACGGAGCCGGAGTTCTACGACCAACTCGTCAGGGTGTTCCCGCGCATCGATGCCCAGAGGAGGCTCTGGGTAGACTTCGACGCGAACAAGGTGGTCGAGATGTACTCCAAGGACGGCCTCAGCGGCGTGAGCCGCTTCATATCCAACTACATGATCGGCCCGACCATGCAGAATGCGGCGCGCAGGTACGTCTCGACGTTCAAAAGGAAGATGGCGCAGGATCCGAAGTCCTACCCGATCCACTGGCTCACGAGGAACCTCCTTCTGAGTTCGGTCCACGCCACGTCGGCCAACCCGGCAGGGCCCGGAACCAAGACGGGGAAAATAATCCAAGACGAGGGGGACGTGAATGTATGAGATAACGCAGGTTGAGCCGAAAAGCCTCAGGCACGCGCCGTGGAGAACCACCTACACCGTGTCGCCCGATCTGGCGGTTCTGGCGCGCTCGCTCGCGACATTCGGGGTCCTTTCCCCGGTGCTGGTGAGAATGAAGGACATGACGATCATCGACGGCCACGAGAGGTGCTCCCTGGTCGCGAGGAACGAGGATGTCAGAAAATCGGTGGGTGCGACCGTGCCGGCGGCGATCATCGATTGCTCGGAGAGGGACGCGATGATTCTCCACGTGCAGATGAACAGGGGCAGGGGCTCGGTGGTGGCCAAGAAACTCTCGTCACTCGTCCGCCTGCTCACGATCTCGTCCTCGGTCACGGAGGAGGAGATTTGCCTCGCCCTCAACATGACCTTCGACGAACTCGACCTGCTGGTCGACGGGACGATCATCAAGCACCGCGCCATCAAAGACCATATTTACTCGCGTGCGTGGGTCCCCGTGGAATCCTCGGCGAAGGTGACCAACGAGCCGGTGATCGAGGAACCCCCGAACGATGACAGATGAGGCTAGGTGCTAACATTAAAATAGCAATAATCTGTTTCTGCGAGGATCCATGCCAAAACCGCTTTTACCAACCCCAGGAGACGAGGACGTCAACGTTCCGCGAGTAGAGGACATAAGCATCCCGAGAAGGGTCGGGAGGGTCGTCGGCTTCGGGCGCAGGGCGCGCAACGCGGGCCGAACCTTGGAGTACGCGCGAAGACAGACGCGAGAGGAGATAGCCGAGAGACGCATGGCGAGGGCTCGCCGAGCCAGGGCCCTCGGGAGGTGACCGTCGGTGGCAATAGTTTCCGCAGCAGAACTCAAGACCTACATGGACATAAGCCTGACGAACAGGCAGATGGACGCCGCAGACATCATCCTCTCGGGGTTGCAGAGCGAGATGGAACTCTACCTCCGCAGGCCCGTCGAGGTCCAGACGGCGACCGAAGAACACCGGATCCCCAGCACCCACACCGGGATACCGACGAGTTCGTTCTTCGTCAATGCCAACCCCTCGGGGAACTCGTTCACCGGGAGCCAGGTGGACAACACGACATACCTTGACCCGCCGATGACGGTGTACCTAATCAACACGCCCGTCGTCAGCGTATCGGAGGTCAAGCTGAAGCCGTTGAGGGGGACGGAGAGGACGCTCGTGGCCGAGCAGGATTACATCGTGAGGGAATTCGGCGTGGACGTGTTCCCGGCGTACGCAGACGATCTGGTCACCATCACCTACGAGGGCGGCCTCGACGGATCGGACATACCCGCGCTCAAGTTGCTCATCCTGCGCGCCGCCACGAGGGAGATGCAGAACATGCACGACGACGTGGTCGGCGTCAAGGATCTGGAGACGAGGAATGTCGCGCCGTTGCAGACGGGATACTTGGAAATGGAACTCATGTCGCTCAAGAGGTACCGCAAGAACCGGTATTCGTGATGACGAACAAACTGGTCATTAAGGTCGACGCGAAGAAGGCGATCCTTCGCATGGTGATGATGAAGAAGCGCGCGAACGACATGCGCCCCGTGTTGTGGAGATCAAGGCAGTGGCTCAGGTTCGCCAACGAGGAGAACTTCAGGCAGGGCGGTCTCCCCTCCGGCGGCTGGTCGCCGCTCGACCCGCAGTACGCCGCGTGGAAAAAGATGCACGGCGGCGGGGGGACGATGATACGCACGGGGCGCCTCTTCAGGAGCCTCACATCGCTCGCGGGGCCGCCCAACAGGATCGGCATCATGGACGCCACCTTCGGAACCAGTGTCGAGTACGCGAAGTTCCACCAGTACGGAACGACGAAGATGCCCAAGCGCAAGGTCGTCTACGAGCCGGTCGGGTTCGCCAAGAGGTTCGGCGAGGTGGCGGCCGTTTACGTCTGCCACGGCAACATCGCCTCCGTTAGGGAGTCGCTGCTATGACGATGTACCTGATGCACGGGCCGCAGTTCGCGAAGGACTACGTGAACGAGTACCTCAAAAAGGAAATGCCGAGGCGGCTGGTGGCTTACCGGAACGGCTGGGGCGTGAGCGCCAGCGAGTTGCCCGACCCCGAGGATTACTTCACCTACGAGCCGCTCGTGATGGATCACTGGCCGACGGTGATCACGGTGGCGATATCTACCAGCTCCTTCGATCAGATCGGATGGGACGGGATGCACCCCCTGTACAGGGTCACATACTCCATGAGGTCGTACGTCTGGTCGCGGACCGAGGGATCGAAGGAAACGACGATGATGCGCGACAGGCTCTCGGTCGTGCTGCGCTCCGCGCTGCTGGACTCCCCCTGCCTCGATGCTACGGATGCGAGAAAGACCTTCAGGGTCGTGATAGACCAGACGACGCTGCGCGAGGAATTCTCCGACCTCACCCTCCTGAAGGGCGACAGGGTCCTGGCCGGGGCTTACGTCGCCTACAACCTACTGATAGACGAGGTGGTCCACCGCGAGGACATATCCGAGGTCGATGAGATATCGATCAAGTACCAGAGCGTGGGACCGACCGGCGTGTTCAGCGAGTCAGGGTATGTCAACGAAGTGGTGGTTGATTAGTCTATTATAGTAGTATGTTCAAAATTCTCAGAGGCCGGAGCGACCCGGCGGGCTTTGATGACCCCGTCATCATCGTCAATCTATCCCAATTCTGGCTTTCCGTATCGGATGACGGGGACCAGGTCCCACCGGCCGGAGTGGCGGCCATCGACTCAGCCACGGCGGCATCCTCGTCCAAGATTTCCGAGTTGGTTGCCGACAAACTCCTAGAGGTCCTGGGCGAGCGGCCCGAGCAGTCGGACAAGCCGAAGAAGAGGAAGAAGGCAGAGGCGGCCGCGGAGGCACCCCCGCCCAGCCAGAGCGAGGAACCCAAACTGGCTACGGTAATTAATTTCCCCAAAATTGGCGATGACCAATTAGTTGCTGACCCACCAGATGAAAAACAAGTATTATTGGAAAACAACATAGACAACCCGGAATAATTAGCGAGGTACCATGCCAGGCGTATCCATATCCACTTCGGTCCGCACCGGGCCATCTGTCACCCTGTTCAATCAAGCATCGCAGGCCTTCTTCGTGGGTAAGGCAGCGCGCGGACCATCGAACGAGGCCGTGCTCGTCATCAGCCTCGAACAATTCGAGGACATTTTCGGCGGCTTCATGACGGGCTCGTTCCTCCACCCGACGGTCGAGGCATTTTTCGAAGAGGGCGGGACGCAATGCTACATCTCCCGAGTCGTGGGTCCAGCCGCAACGTTGGGCACTCTCAGCCTTCTCGATGACACCTCCCCCGGCAATACCACGATCATCCTCACGGCCAACGGCCCCGGGGCGTGGAGCTCGACGATCGGCGCGCAAGTCACCGCTGGCACGGTCAGCGGAACACGCGTCGTAAAGATTTTCAAGGACGACGTCCAGATCGCCACGACGGGGAACTGCACGACTCGCGAGCAGATCGTCGGGAAACTGAACCTCCATGCCGAGGCGAGCAAGTACATCGTGGCCTCGCTGGGGGCGGACACCGACCTGCCGAAGGTCGCCGCTGTCGCGGCGCTGAGCGCCGGCGCGGACGACGTCGCCAGCGTCACGGCGGCGATCATGGTCGCCGGACTGGCCTTGTTCAATGACGCGCTCGGGACCGGCGTAGTGGCTTGCCCCGAGAACCAGTCGGCGACCGTGATGGCCGGGCTGATCACCCATGCCAACGAGTACAACAGGGTCTCGATCCTCCACACCGACAACAGCACATCGATCGCTGGCGCGAAAACCTGGGCGCAGGATGTGATTGGCGACAACTTGAACCTCGAGCATGCGGCGCTCTACTACCCATGGGTTTTCGCACCGACCGAGGTGGCCGGAGTAAACAGGCAGATCCCGCCGGACGGCTACGTCGCCGGCAAAAGGTCAAGAGTCATCAACGGGTCTGGGGCGCACATCCCGTTCGCCGGCTCGAACTCCCAAGCCGACTTCGTGAACGGGATCGTCGTGGACATTGACCGCGCGAACGGCAACAGCCTCGACGATGAGTGCGTGAACGCGATCAGGGTGATCAACAACACCGTGCGAATCTACGGCGCCCGATCCCTCTCGCAGGACACGACCAACTTCCGCTACATTAGCGCCCAGGACACCGTGAACTCCATCGTGACGGAGGCCTACAAGTCTCTCGAGCCGCTGGTCTTCTCGCCGATCGATGGACGAGGTGGCATCTTCTCGGCGGTTGAGGCGAGGCTCATCTCGGTCCTCGAGGGGTACCGAATTCTGGGGGCGCTGTTCGAGGCGTTCAGCACCAACGGCACGAGGATCGATTACGGCTACACGGTGAGATGTGATGCTAAACTAAATCCAACGCTTGACTTGACAAATGGTAAAGTAACGGCCAGGGTCGGACTTCGAGTTTCCAGCGTTGGGGACAGGATCGAAGTCGACATAATCAAGTCGAGCCTGACAGCGTCGGTAACCACGTAACGGAGGAATAAATGGCAAAGGTATCGCAACGCCAAGTTCTGGCATACATCACCCCCAAAAATACGACCCGCCTTGGGGCGACAACACCCGAGCCGCCACCCACCCTGCCGGCCCCAACGGGTCAAGCGGAATTCCTGTTCGCACAGATCTCCGGCGGCGAGATCACGGCCTCCGTCGAGAAAATCTACGAAGGCGGCGCGAAGCGACCGACCGTCCTCTGCGCGCCGGCGGAAATCGGGGACATCACCCTGACCGCCCACTACGACGACGACTTCAACGCGACAAGCGGCCTCGCCGCGGCCCTCAAGAAGATGAGGCAGTTCGTCGGCGTCGGCTTCTACGACATTCAGGTGAAGACATACAACTGCGGCCTGACCTCTTCCGCGAACGACCGAACCTACTCGAACGCCCTCCTCGTCGGGTTGACGGAGCCGGACGGAGATTCTTCGTCTGGAGCGCCGTCGACGTTCGCCCTGACCTTTTCCGTCAGCGACGTCAACGTACCCGCGTAAAACACCCCACCCCTTCAGGTTAAATAACTGCCCTTCGGGGTCTGGGGATTGTTGCGTCAGCGGCGATAGAATGCTGCTAAGTTAGTGCCAACACCCACCCATCGAAAGGAAAAGGATAAATCATGGTTGAATCCCTATATTCGGACGAACCAGCAACCAGCCAGGAACCCGCCAAGAAGACGCGCGAGGAAAAGACGCCGTCGGCGATCCATAAATCCGAAAACGTGGAGACGCTCCTGCAAAAACTCACCTCGACCATCTCGGCCAAGGTGAGCCGCAACGACGTCTTCATCGACGTCCCGGAGCGCCCGAAAGTGGTGCTGCGGATCAGCCCCAACATCACCCAGGGGCAGGTGCGCAAGTGGCGCAAGGAGGCCGGCGACGAGACGAAGAACGGCATGGACGCGACCAAGTTCGCATCGCTCGTGATCGGGCACACCTGCACCGGCGTGATCCTCGGCGACGAGGAGGTCAAGGACGACGAGGGTTTCGCGATCACCTTCGGGCACGACGCGATCATGAGAATGACCAACACCACGCGGCCCATCCCCGACGCGGTGAGGGCATTCTTTGCCCTCGACCCGCACGTCGAGGCCGCCGCATTGGCAATCCTCGATGCCGCAGGATTCGGCGACACGATCGAGCCAAATGAGGACCCTACGAAGAGGTCTTCGACGAGCTAGTCGAAGAACCTCTAATCAAATCGGTCGCCCGCCTGGGCGAATTGTGGGGGACAGACCCGATCCGGATGCTGGATTGCACGGACGTCGAGTGGGTCATAAGAATGGCTTGTGCTAAAGTAATAGAACAGGATCGAGCAGCCGCTGAACGGCAAGCCAAGGGTTAACGGCCGCCAAGGATCCTCCCCCTCGGAGAAACAATGGCTGACGAGCGCGTCGTAATAAAAATAGAGGTCAAATCCGACGACAGGGAAATCGACCGCACCCGGCGCAAACTCGAGAGACTCGCTGGGGCCAACAGGCGCGACGAGAAGAGGCGCAGCAGGGACAGGGATCTGCGGTCGCGCGGCGACAGGAACCGCATAAAACAGGAGTTCAAGGACTTCGAGGGGGTCTCGCGAAAGTACAAGAAGCGCTTCGACTCCTTCGACAAAATGATCAGGGCGACGGGCCAGGGCCTCTCCAAATTCCTCGGCCTGACGATCAAGGGGCTCGTCCTCGAGATGGCGGCGATGGGCGTGGCGATGATGGGAATCCACCTCCTGTTCGGGACGGGACGGCTCATCATGAAGGCGTACCATGGCATGATGAAGATGGTCGCTGGGGGAATGGCCGGCGTCGCGATAGCGGCCGGGACGGTGGCGGCCGCCATCAGGGAGCAGCAGGCCGCGATGTACGCCTTCACGGGCCGAGGGCAGGCGACCGAATTCGGCTCCGCCCTCAACCAGACGCGCGTGCAAATGCGCGCCCTCACCATGGACGCCGACCTCGCGTCGGTCGGCGTGGAGAACCTCGTCGCGGCGTACGCGGAGGCCACCAAGACCGGCGGAAGGTTCACCGCCGCATCCAGGGTCACCCTCAAGGGGCTCATGGATTTCGCGAGCGCCGGGATGGACATGAAGGAGGGAACGAAGCAGGCCGGAGCCCTCATAGCGACGCTGCAGGACACCAAGAAATCGTACGGCGACGTCGTGTCGGCGGGCAAGGAGTTCAGCCCGCAACTGAAAAAGGCTCTCGAGGAGTTCGAGAAAGGGAAAGGCAGCGACAAGACGAAGGCGGGCCTGGCCGCGGCGATCAGATCCGGCGAGCTCGCCAAGCTCGGCGGGGTGGACGGCCAGTTCGGCGCCGTGTCGGGCACGCTGATCGCCACGCTCAAGGGCGAGTTCAACATGCTCCGCGGCCAGTTCGCGGATTTCGGCCAGGTATTCCTCGCCCCGATGAAGAAGGAGGCGAAGGAGTCCTTCGCGATCATCACCCGCGCGCTCCAGAGAATGTCCGGAGAAGTGGCGGAGTTCGGGAAGAGCGGCTTCATAGAGAAGATCTCGGTCGTGGTCGACAAGATGTCGGAATTCGTCGTCAGGACCATGCGCGACTTCCTGCCGGAGGCCGCCGGGATATTCGAGAGGATCGGCGACTGGTGGGACAACTTCACGGACGGGTGGAACAGAGTCCTCGACGTCCTCAGGCCATTCATCGAGGGCGCCAGGGTGTTCGAGGGCATCCTCAAGAGCGCTTGGCTCCCGGTCTGGGAGCAGATAAAGGAGAACATGTACGACTTCAACAACCAGCTCCTCGCCAACGAGCCGCAGCTCAGGCAGTTCGGGACCAACTTCGGGGAAATGCTCGTCAAGGTCATGGAGTACTTCTCGGAGGCGAGGAAACTGTTCTTCCAGGCCCTGCCTTTCATCAACAAGGTGATCAAGGGGTTCACCAGCCTCCTCGAGCTGGCCACAAGTTTCTTCGGCGCCATCTCCAAGGTGACGGCGGGAATCGGCGGGATGGGCGGCGCGAGCTCCCTGATCGCCCTGATGGGCATGGCCAGGGGCATGAAGAACACGAAGGGCTACTTCACCCAGGCGATGAGCACCTCCGGCATGCGCGAGGTCGCCAACATGAACGTGAACGCTGGCGTCATATACATCAACGGGAAACCCATGATGCAGTACGGCGTCCGGGGCGCGGGCGGGAACGCGGGGATCATTCCGAGGAGCAACCAGATAAGGACCGGTGGGGGCGTCATGCCGGCCGCCGGCGCCCCGTTCCGCGGCTCACCCGGGTGGGGAGGCGGCGCCGGTGGCGGGCTTTCGTCCAGGGGGGGCTCGAAGCTCACGCCTAAGGAGAGAGGCCAACTCCGCAAGCAGTACGGCGGCCACGTCCGGGCGGGGCAGGGCGTAGGCGGCGGCCACCTGATCACGACCGGGCCGAACGCGGGCGCGACGATAATGAGCGGACACACGATGGGGGGCAAGCCGAAGACCTACCTGCATTTTCCGCCCGGGATGACCAGCGAGAGGCAGTACGGACCCGGAACGACATTCGACCCGAACAGCAGGAAGGGCAGGTTCTTCACCGGCCGGCTCTACAACAACTGGCTGTCGCCCACCTCGGCGCTGACCAAAGGCCCGAAACAGTACAAACCGGGCGGCGTAGCAGCCCGCTGGCAGGGATTACGCCTCGCCTCCGGGCACGCCAGACAGAGCAGGCTGGGCGGGATAATCCTCGGCAACGAGCAGAGGAAGGGGTTCAGGGGCTCGGCGACCAGCGGGATCGGCGTCGGCCTCGGACTCGGCGCCCTCGCGAACTCGGGCATGGTCTCAGAGGAAGCCCAAGGGATCCTGTCCGCCGCCGCGATGATCGGGATGTACAACCCGCTCGCCGGCCTCGCCGTCGGACTCGGCGGCGTGGCCGCCACGTCCAAGACGGTCAAGGGAGGCGCCGCGACGGGCGCGGCGGCCGGCGCGGTCATCGGATCGATGATCGCCCCGGGGTTCGGGACCGCGGCAGGCGCGATCATAGGCTCGGCCATCGGCGGGTTGATGGGCGGACTCAACAAGGCCAAGGACGAGAAGAAGAAGGTGCGGGCGGCGTTCGAGGCGGCGTTCGACAACATTTTCGCGTCCGAGATGCAACTCATCCAGAGGGACATGATAGCCAGCGGCGGCGTGGGGAAGTCCGCGATCATCGCGCGCACAAAACGCGGGGGCTCGATGGAGGCAAGGCAGAACGAAGTGCTGGACATGTTCCGGAAAGGCGCGTCGCCGAAACAGATAGTCGAGTTCATGGCCGCCAACCAGGCCAAGTTCAACCTGACCAACCAGCAGATAGAGGACATGCGGAAACGCCCTAAAGAGACCCTCGAGGTGGTTACGAAGCTGGAAATGCGGCAGAAGGCGCAGAACCACCTGACGGACATCTACCAGAAGCGGTTGCAGGTTCTCACGCAGTTCACCGGCAAGACCGAGCAGGAGGTGGAGCGCATGGCAGCCACGATGGGGGTCGACCTCTACAACGCGGCGGTCGATTTCAACACCATCCTCGACAAGCTCGGCGTAGGCGTGGCGAAGACCCGGGAGCAACTGCGAGGGCTCCTAATGGATATCGCCCTGGAGGGGCTAGATACATTCGCCAAGGAAACAGCGAACCTAGATGCGTCAGCGGTAATCAGCGAGCAGGCCAGGGCGTTCAGGGACATGTACGACGAATTGGGCGGGAAAGTCGCCGACGCGGACCTCGCTCAATTCATCCAGGAGTTAATGCCGAACTTGCTCAACTTCGCCGGCGGCGGGCTCCAGGGGATGATCGAGGCGAAGAGGCTTTTCGGCCCGGGCGGCACCGAGTTCAGCCGCCAGGAGATGATCGACGGGAAAATGGTGACGAGCCCATTCTTCGGGATGGAAGATTTACTCACCAAGGGCCCGGTGGGAGAGGCACTCCAAAGAATGATGCAGGAGAGCATCAATAAGCAGCTGGGCGTAATGGGCGGCGACCTCAAC